ATTGATGCTAAAGGTAATTATAATTATGCTGCATGGGTATATCAAGTAAATTCATATACTACAGAAACAGAATGTGTTGTTTCATTAGAAAGTGTTAGTAGTACTAGACAAAGATATAATTCTCCAGAAGAATGGATAGATGCTATTGAAAGATGTGTGAATTCATTAGAAACATTCCAAAATGTTTCAAGAAAAGTATCACAAATAATTAAGTTAGGTCATGTAGATTAATTAAATTTAGAATGATTATAGATAAAGTGGAGACTAAAATCTCCACTTTTTTGTATATTATAAAAGAGGTGAATATGAAAATAGCAGGGTTAGATCTTTCAATAATTAGTTCTGGATGTGTAGTAATGGAACTAGATGATAAATTTAATGTTATTAATATAGAAAGACATGGATTTTGTAAAACATTAAAACAACAGAAAAAATCACCAGATATGGTATATTATAATTTGGAAGATTTCAATAATTTTTATGAGAGATATGAATTCTTTAATAATCATTTAATGGAATGGTGTAAAGATTGTGATTATATCGCAGTTGAAGATTATGCTTATGATGCAAAAGGATTTGTATTTGATTTGGCAGAATTTGAAGGTAATATTAAGATGAATTTATGGAGAAGAGGTAAAACTTTGAGGTTTTATCCTCCAGGAACTCATAAGAAATTTTTTACAGGTCATGGTGATTGTCATAAATTATTACCTTATGAAACATATTTGAAATATACTGGAGTAAAGTTTGATATATCAGATTTACCTCCAGTTGTAGATGATAAGAAAGGATCTATGCCAACTAGTGATATATTGGATGCATATGCATTATGTGAATTATTACGTCATGAATTGATCGTCAAGAATAACAAGAAAGCGCTGTCTGGGTTAACTAAAAAACAGGCTGAAGTATTTACGACTAAGAGTAAAACATCGCCCAAAGGCTTAATAGAACTACCTTGGGATATAAAGGGAGCATCTTAGCTCCCTTTTTTAATCTTATAAATAAAATGGAGGATTCTCTATGATAGATAAGATTTTTTTGGATATGGATGGAGTTATAGTTGATTTTAGAGGTCAATGTGAAAAATATAACTGTATACAAGGTACAAATGTAGATTGGAAAATAGTACATGAAGGTGGTTCAGATTTCTGGGCTAACATGGAATGGACTACATTTGGAAGTATATCTGGACAAACATTTTATAAATGGTTGGCAAGATTCTGTAAAGAAGAAGAAATAGAATTATATATTTTATCAGCAGTAAATTTCAATGATGGTAAAATAGGTAAAATTGATTGGTTAAAGAAGAATACAAATTTTGATTTACATCATGTAATAATTACACCAACAGGTGCAAGTAAAGCATTATATGCTGATGAAACTTCAGTATTAATCGATGACTGGATTAAGAATAAAGGTCCATGGGAATCAAAGAAAGGTATGTTTATACAATTCCAGAATCCAGCACAAGCAAAACAAGATTTATTAACATTATACGCTAAAGAAGGTAAATAATGCCTACAGATTATGCTTCAGAAATGGCTAAAATATTTGGTGGCCATTGTGATGTTACTAATAAAGATTGGAATGCAGATAGATATTTTGATAGCACAGCAGATTGTTATGCTAGTGAAACTGCATTAATGGAATCTTTAACATCTGAAGCATATAATACTTATGGAATTAAAGTACAGTATTTTGTTAAAAATGTAGATATAAAAAGAGATCCTTTATGGTGTGAAGATCCATTAGAAAACATTGTACGTAGATTTGAATTAAATGTATATGCAGAAAGTATACCAACAATGCAGAAACAATATGATTTGCAAGGTATGATATATACAGAAGTAATTACATTACAATGTACTATAGCACATTTTGATGATGCCAGTAGAATAGATTTTGAAACTGGAGAATCAAGTTATGAACCATATATACCTAAGATTGGTGATATAATGTATATGTACTATAGTGGAATGTACTATGAAGTAATAAATGTAAAACCATTTGCAGAAGGAAGTACATTTTTAGGAAAACCAATAACATATACCTTTTCATTGAGAGTATGGAGAAATGATCATCAGACAGTAGATGCATTCCATGAAAATAAAGATACAATGGAAGATATAAGAAGTTATGCAGAATTAGGTGAAACGTTTAATATAGGTGTAGAAACTGAGACACATGAACAAACATATAATGTAAGTCATGAATCTGATATGTTATCAATAAATCAGAGTGTAAAAGAAGATGTTGATAAGAATAAAGTACCTATGGATAATGTACCAAGTCATGTGGAATATAAACCAAAAGTAAAATTGGAAGAACAAACAGAAATAGATCCATTTGCTGGATGGTAGTTATAAATACTATAATAGAGGAAAAGTTTATGACACAATTTGATACAGATATATATGATATTATAAAATCACAATTTGTCTTCACTAATGAAGGTAGAAGATTATTAATTAACCAAGAAGGTGGTGTAAAATTTGCTATTCTTGGTTATATGATTGTACAAGGTATTGATCCAAAAATAGATTTATTTAAATATATCGAAGATCATCCAGACATGAATCTTAAAGACATGGTTGAGAAAAAACAGGAATATGGTAATTTAACATTTATAATGAGAGATGTTAATTACAAATCTACTGGTAAAAATTCAATTATGCCTAAACAAGAAGATTTATATAATGAAGCTTTGGAAAATTGGACTGACCATTTATTTGGTATATATTATGTACCAACAAATGAATTCATGGTTAGAAAAGTTACTAAAACTGTAGCTGGTGAACCAATAGAACAAAGAGTTCCATATGGAATGTATAGATTCAATTTTGATAGTACATATTTATCATGTAAAATAACATCTGATATTAATTTTTCTCATATTCTTTTATTTGGTAAACAATATGCAGAAACTGATGATGCTACATTTAATATAGACGATGTACAAGATGGTGCTATTGTAGCAATTGCTAAATTTGATGGTGCTGTTGAAAAAGAATCAGGTACATTTGAAGGTGGCGTACAGATTTTAGCTAATCAAAATAAATATGTATCTTTCCAAACACAGTTAAGAATGACTGTTAGAGAAGATGAATATTTAAATAAAGAAGATGATCCAATTGTTGAAATTGATGAAGAAATCTTAGAAAATTCTAAGAAATTACATTTAGTAAACAATGGTGTTAAAACATTATCTGGTGGTGTAGCTATCGGATATGATAAAGAAGTATTAGAAGAATTAGAACTTGATAAAGATGGTGCAATTGCATTAGATAAATCTTTGATGGTAGCTGACTGTATTGATGCAGATGATGCAGAAAACCAATTTAATGGTACTGGATTAGTACATGCTATCAATAAGTATCAAGAAAACGCTAAACATAAACGTTATATTCCTCAATATGTATTGACATCAGTTAAAGCTACATCAGCATTAGAAGAAGATATAATTGCATATACTGTTGGTATGCAATTACGTTGTGAAGGTATGTTATCATACTATAATGCAACACCTGAAGTATCAGATGTAGATTCTCCAGTGTTTATTTTAGGTCATTTACCACAAAATGATTATACTGTAGTTGATATTTTTGGTAAAGATAATAAGAATAATAATAAAAACTGGGATAGATATTTATTCTCTAATGATAATTCAGCAACACAACCAAGTAATGGAATGCCTAACGTTATTATTAATTCTGATAATAACTTATTCTTACGTGGTGGTTCAAATAATGATAACAGCTTCTATAATTCAAATTATAATACTTTACGCGCTGGCTCTTATAACAATACATTATTTGAATCTGATTTTAACAAAATAGATAATGGTTTTGGCGAAGGTTTATTACTACATTCTAACTACAACACATTAGAAAATGTTGTAGGTACAATGATGTATAATTCTGATAATAACTTTATTTCAGGTGCAGCTAATTATAATACATTATTTAACTCACATGTTAATAGTGCTAAAGATGCCGCAGAACATAATATCTTATTTAACTCTAATGAGAATATATTCTCTGCAGATAGTAGATATAATACTTTATATAATTCTACAAATAACCAGTATAGATATGGTGCACATAATAACGTTACTTTTGATTCATATAGAAATGAATATTGGAATGCTCAGAATTCATTAGTAACACATTCTACTTGGAATAAAATATGGCAATCTAATAGAGATACAATTTATAATACTAATTTATCTCATTTCCAAGAAGATGCATCAAATAAGATTTATGACTCTACAAGAATGTCAGCTTATTCTGCTGAAAATAACAGTGTATATCATGGTAGACATTTTGGTTTATTCCCAGTATCAGCTACATCTATTAATTCAAATGAAAGACCATTAGCTTCAGACTTCATGTCTAATAACAATATGGTATTTGATGTATCATACTTTAGTTTGTATGGTTCTTCAGATAACATGATTTTAGGCTCATATGGATTACGTGGTTCTGACTCAGTATTAGACCCAGGACCAGTAAGAGTTAAAGGTTCTAGTATTATAGGTTCTGATGGTGCTAAATTACAGAACGTACGTGAAGTTTATATGTGGAACTCTGATTATTCAAGAGCTTTCGGTGGTTCACATTATTCTGATGATGCTATTGGATTAGTTGGTACTTCTTGGTCATTAACAAATTATACTATTTCTCAAATTGATAGTATTATGACTGGAGCTCATTCTGGTGGTTCTGGTCTATCAGGTACTTCATATAAAGAAGGCGCAGAATCAATATCAAATAACTGTCGTCCAGCTGATATGTTGAGATTAAAAACTCAATTTATCAATACCTATGGTTCTGAATTAAATCTTTATGATTGGAATCCAGCTGAACATAAGAATGCTAATTTACCATATTATCCAGGTGCTGCATTTGAATATCAAAATAATACTTTAATGGCTGATAGTATTAGACCAAATAACTCTGTTATTCTTGGTGGTAACCATAATAAAATGGTTGGTGGCCAGAATGTAGTATTCTTAGGAGGTGAATATACAAAAGCATCATCTAAGGAACATCAGATTTTGATGGGTAAATATAATAGAGATACTCCAGCTGATATTATTTTCGGTTGTGGTCACTTTAATGGTCAGACTTTTACTCAAGGAAATAAAGAATATCATGTTTCAGAATTGAAAACTATTGAAACATTAGATGGTACTATTGATAATGTACGTAATGCATCTACATTGATAAATGCTATGGAATTCTATGCTCACCAAGGTAAGATGATATTACGTAACTGTGATGATGGTGAAGATAGAGGTGGTGGTGCTGTAAGTAAAGACTTTGGTAAGACTGTAGAAGTTTCTCCTACTGGATTTACTTTCAGAGCTAGAAATAATGAAGTAATTAGTACATTAAATCCAGAATCATTCAAATCATCTCAACCAACAAATGTTTATATTGAGTGGGATGATGTAAAACATGTATATTATGTAAGTAATATTACTGGTCCTAATTTGAAACTTATTCAGAAGTTTAAATCTATAGGTGGCCAGAAAATGTTTGATATGTTCTTCTGGACAGGTGTAAGTACTACAACTAATGCTATGAAATATATATTGAAATGTTCAACCAATAATAAAACTTTTACAATAGAACCACCTGTAGGTGCACCAAGAACATATAGTCCAATTCAAAATCCAAGTAACATATATGATGAAGATGATATATTGTTAAATTCTGGTATCAAAGATAATGCTAGTGATGCTGAATTAAATTCACATGCAAAAAATATAGGTGCTAAGATTGCTGAAATAAGTTCATTATTATACGATAATGGTACTAAAGATTTACAATTTATCTTTAAATCAGTAGTATATCATACATTCTTAGGAGCTAATGTTGGTGGTCAACAAGCAGATTATTATTTGTTGAATTCAATGTTCTTAGTATATCCATGGTATACACAACCAAATAAAGCACCAAGATTTGTATCAGAAGATGGTTGTAAGATAACATTTACTGCTATTTTACCAAATAACGCTGGTACATCACCAACAGGTCATGATCCTAGATTCTTTACAAACGTATTCGCAATAGATACTAATCTATTATATACAAATAATGTATGTCAAGAATGTACAAAGAACAATATATTCCCAGCTAAAGCTGCATCAGGCCAGGATTGGATGGAAAAATGGATAAATGGACATGATGTAATTAGAATGTGTAATAGTAAACGAGCTAAAACAACTGATAGACTTATTTCTGATGAAACAGAATCATACAGTTCAAGCTATATAGTATATGCAGGTTCAATAATATCAAATCCTATATCATGTAATTAAAAAAGAGAGCGTTAAGCTCTCTTTTCTTTTATTCAAATTCTTTTAGAATTTTAGTAGCTGCTTTATTAAGCAGCTTTTTTGCTTCTTCTTTAATTTCTTGTTTCCTTATGAATTGATTTTGTTCTGACCATAAATTACCAATAGAAGTTTCAAATTCAAGACTAGCATCATCACATTTTACTGTAATTTTTTCATCACCCCAAAGACAAGCATATTCTTGAGCGAAGAATTGAGGTCCTACATCTCGAATCATCTTCTGTTTCCAAGCTTCATCTCTACCTTCTACTTCATACCATTGTACTTTTGCTGGTACAAATGAGTTAATACCGCCTAAAGCTTTTTGCCAAATCTTATAGAAATGATTCATACCATGTGGAGTAGAAATTAGCATAAGTCTAGATTCTTTACGAGAAGATTGAGTAGGGAAAACAGACATCATGAAGTCTTCAGCGTCGTTTTCAGGTAAGAATGCAAATTCGTCCACCAACATGAAATCAACTGATTTACCACGAATAGAAGATGATGAACTTGCTGCAGCAAAAATCTTACATCCATTATCAAATCCTATAGCACCTTTAGACCAACCACCTCTTTCTGGATTGATACCTTGTTGTAACCACATAGGTAATTTAAGAATAGCAGAACGAATACGAAGCATAATTTCCAATGCTTGAGATTCTTTGTTTGCTAGAACAGCAATAGTTTTGTCTTTATTGAATAATGCATACCAAAGAATATAAAGAGTAGCGATAGTTGTTTTACCGGTCTGACGACCCATCATTATAATTCTATTATTTCTTTCAATTCTATCGCCATTACCATCTAATAATGGTTTATGGTTTTCATCTTCGGCATAGTATTTACCGGTTAACATCTTAACAAGTCTTTGTTGATATTCTCTTAGAACAATAGGTCTTTCACCTTCGCCAGTTAAGATATAAAAGTATTTTGCAAAATGGAATATATCAGTAGCACATTTAATATATTCTTGCATTTGATCGGGCGTCATTTCAACCTGCTCGTTATGCCCACGCAGATCCTCATTTTTCATAAACAACAGCGAAATCCTCAATACTCACAATATAAATAATATAAGTTAACAATAAAGCTATTATGTGTATAGTGAGTATAACACATAATAGCATCAAACACAGGAATAAAAAGTTATGTCTGATAATATATTTGATAATATATTTATATGTGAACTAATTACACGCTAAAGACGTGTAATCTTCCTGCTCAAGCAAGCTAAAGCTTGCAGTATCAACAGGCTCTACGGGCAGTTCCTGCCCTGATTA